GTACCGTCCAGTAAAATTGCTGAACCTGCCGCCGGTTCAATATTTATTGCTGCCCCTGAATCTAAAGTTAAAACACCTGCTGAATCAATATCTACTGTACCGTCTGCCGTTATTTGAATATTGGCCGCAGCCGCAGCCGCATCTGTTGTTACGATGCTTAATGTGCCATTTGTTCCTGCTGTAAATACTGCTGTATCACTGCTTGAACCTGTCATGGTTACAACTTTGCCGTTTATGGCAATGTCATCTACAGTAAGAGCCGTTAAGGTTCCTAAAGAAGTAATATTTGTTTGTGCTACAGTTGATAAAGTTCCTGCTAATTCCCCAGAAGAACCATAAATAACTGCTTTACTATTAACAACGCTATTTGCTGATGCTGTATCTAATAAATTTATTTCAGCCGCTGTTGAGGTAACTGCTGTGCTACCTAAAGTAAATTGTCCATCTGGTACAATTAAACCTGCACCACCATTAAATATTAAATCATCTGCTGATGTATCCCAAGTCATATTAGCCGAAGCCGTATCACCATAAAGAATTACATCATAACCTTGATCATTTGCACCAATTGTTAATGTTGCATCTAATTGAACTGCTCCATCAATATCTACTGCATCTAAATTCGTTGTCCCGTCAATATCTGCATTGCCAGATACGTCTAAAGTTGCTGCATCTAGCTCACCGGATAAAGTAATATTAGTGGCACCAGTTATTGCTCCGTTAAGTGCAATAGCACCATTTATATCTATTGTTGTTGCTGCTATTTGTACTTCTGTATCTGCGACAATATCTAATTGTCCGTCTGTGGATGAATAAATATATAAACCAGTATCTCTGAAAAGAAGTTTGTTAGTGCTATTTAAAGTTAAACCAGTCCCGTCCGTATGTGTTAAAGTTGTATCAGAGTCAGCACCAAATTTTAAAACAGCAGAATCAGATCCTAAAATAAGATCATTAGGTAAAGTTACATCGGAACTAGCATCTTCAAAAACAGCTTTGCTTGCAGGTAGGGTTGTAAATACATCCTTTGTGCCAGCACTGAAAGTTACAGCACTATCACTGTTCGAGCTTGCTATTACAGTTGTTCTTGCTAATGTATCTGTAGTAGCATCAGTTACAGTTCCAACACCAGTTTCCCATTCAGCCTCATCACGGTTAATAATGGCGTAATACGTCGTATTGCCGTCACCAACGCCTGCAACGAAAGTCTGGAATCCTGAAACAGCGCCACTTAAATTAAGCGTACCTGTTCCCGTCGTAGTCGAGGTTTCCTTTACTCTATCGTCTAAAACTAGAGCCATAAATTAATCTCCTATGCCAGTCGTAGAATAGCGTTACTTGCATCTGCTGCTGGAAATTGAATTGTAAACGTTCCACTTGTTGATGTCTTGTCGCCACCAAAGTCTAATACGCATACTGCCTTATTAGATTCACTACTATTATAAATTAGTGCTCCTCTTGCCGTGATTGTTGCTGATGTAAATGATATATCAGAAAAATCAGTGAGAGCAGTTGTTCCACTTGTTGTTGGTGTTACATTTGTCAATGATCCTCCTCCAGCCGTATAAGTTCCTGAATTAGAAACTTCATTTGTAGCGGAATAAGCAGTCGTTGAAGCACCTAAAGTAGCTGAACTTGAATACAATGCAATTTTAAACGTATCCCCTGTTGTGGCTGTGAAGTCATGCGTTTCAACAAGAATTTCCTGTTTAAAGCTTGTACAGACAGCTTGAGTTATTGCCATGTTTATCCTCCTATGGATTTCTGTTGTGTTTGCATGCCTGGTACTTTTAGTTCCCCATGCATATACTCATCTCTTCGGTGCCTTCCTTGTTGTTCTATCATCAATTCCTGTATGGCACGTTGATATGATTGTTCATATAATTGCAGCATTTCCGCTGGTCCCTTCAAGAACTTGAAGGCTTCTGCAAGACATCCGTAAAGCAATGCCGATGGGGCATTATTCCCCAACCATGAGGTTGTATTGGAACTGGATAGTCTTGTTGGTAGTCTAGTAATTCCTATTTCTACATTATACGCTGCATCTGGTGTTGGCGCAAGATAAATTGAGTTTTCATCCCACCATGCCCAGTATTTTGGTGTACTAGTAGATGTTCTAACTGGCCAATATTCATTCATGAAACTAATATCACGTTGCTCTAGAAATGTTCGTGTTGCTGTTCCTGAAGCAGGATAAATATGAACTGTCCTGATTGTGGCCAAGGATGTTGGATCTGGATTCGACCCACCTGGTAAAGATAAAAAAGGATTATCAGACGTTAAAGTTGCATATTGGTGTGATTTGAACGCATCAATATCAGCTTCTCTTAATATTCTGTTCTCTGTATGTTCTATAAAGTCATCTGTTATTGTAGATGTCAGAACATCAGTGCTTGTTTCCGTATAATTTAAAATTTGTGTTGTTAATTCCGCGTATGTTGTCATTATGCACTCAATGTTGCCGGTCCAGCAGAAACATATCCACCTCCGCCATTGCCTGTTATTCCTGCAGCTGTTGAAACTGCAAAGGTATAAAAATCATCATCTGTCTTTGTAATGCTGTATCCATCGGAATCTTCCAATTCATCTATGTCAGCTCCAAATATATTTCCACTGACATCCCTGAATCTTACAGTATCACTGCTTGATCGTCCATGGTCAGGTTCAAAAACTGATATCGTTGCACTACTTGCTGTAAATCTAAACGGATTTAAAGGTAGTAATGTTGCGACAGTACTTTCATCTCTATCTGTTCTAGTATGTTGTAATGCTTCCCCATCAGGAGAATGCTTACGAGGATGATCCTGTGCTGTTTTTGGTTCATATTCACTTTTATGAACACGAGCACCATTCCATTCCTTTACCATTTCCCTGTAGGGAAATGCCATTCCACTACGATCTGATATAGATTGTGCGTATTTTCCTCTAGCGTACGCCATCTATATTACCATTTAGAATCTTTAGATCCAGCCCAATGATACTTTCCACCTTTAGTGGCCGCACCCATGCTTTGCATAGTGCCGGAAACATTTCCTTTAGATAGTGAAACAGATTTTTCTTTTTCCTTAGCCTTAGCTTTAGGAACAGAATTAGTTGATCTATCACTCCAATTTCCTTTTACTCCACCTTTAGAACTTCTTCCAGTGTTAGTATCTTTATTCCAGTTTGGATTACTCATTATTCCTCCTTTTTACATTCGCAGTCTGTGCATTGACAATTGTTTTTACAATCACATTCACAACCACATTTTTCACATTTAACCATATTACCTCCTATGGTATGTAAGCTTGTGCTGGTTCAACCCTGAATGACGTTCGTTCACGGTCATTTTCTGCAGCACGTTTAAATTCTTCATCATACACCGCTTTTAAGTTTGCACTTAGCATTGGTGCCCTCTTTAAGCTTATATAGTAAGCCAACCCTGCAGTCAAACATGGAAGAAAGTAGAATGGAACATCAGCGTTATTAACATAATCACCGGCGTCCTGTATTCTTCCAATATAGAAATATTTAAAAATGTAAGCCTTATCCGGACTTGGATATAGGAAAAGGGTCATATCATACTGTGGTCGTCCACTAGAGGAAGATCCTCCAGTTGTAACCGTTCCAGGAATCAATGCCCACTGTGTAGGTCTTGCATCCCCAGTTGATGATTTCTCCTTTCTGGTAAGATTCATAAATTCTTCTCGTGAAATTCTAGCAACAGAAACATCAGTAGTACTACTGTCTCCTTCAAGATTTGCAGTTGCACCAGTTGTGGTTGTGATTGTAGAATCCAAAATGTCCACAACTTTTTGGTCAACCCCGTAAAAGTTTGTACCTGCTGTCAATGTCTGCGTGGCATAGGCAACGGTCCATAGATTCAATCCACGGTTCGCCCATTCCGCAAACATAAGGTTAAGGGATCGTTTAGCTGTTTTTAAATCATATCCACTTCGAGCTTCCAATTGGCAACGCTCCAATGCTTCTTCTATGATTTCCTCTATTGAGAGGTTAAAGGTTTGTGTGCCTGAATAAGCCATTTAAACCCCTTAATATGATTTTCTTAATTGTAATACAATCGTGTAATGATCATGCGCCGTATGACCATGAGTTGTTAAATCAATATCGCCATTAACACCACCGCCAGCATTATTTTTAAGACCACCAAATGATCTAAAATCCATGTGACCTGAAACATTTCCTGCCGCCGCACTTCCACCTAGAACTGCTGCTACAACATTTGATGTAGCATTCCATTCCAAAGCTACGCGCATGCCACCAATATCATACCAAATTTGTTCAATAGTAGCTCGTGCAGGAGTTGCTCCATTTATATTAGTTGCAAAATCTGAAATATCAATTTTTTCAACTGAACTTTCTCCAGTACCATCTGATATGTTTGTGAATTTTACGACAGCGATTCTATCGCCATCTGATAGTGTTTGACTTGTTACTGCGTCTGCCATTTTTCCTCCTGTTGGAGAGAGGGGGTTTTCACCCCCGCTCCATTAAAGTTTATTTTATTCGAAGATCAATCTACTTATTGCTTCGTATTGAACATTCAAGACTGCTGCTGCCGCATCGCAATTTTCAATTCCAATGTAAGGAATCAAATCAATGTCGTCGGTCATAGCCGCTGACTTAGTTGCCACTGTTCCAGGTTGTACCGCTGTTACCGCTGTACCACCAGTAGAACCAGAAGTACTTGTAATATTATACTGAATACCATTTACATAAATAGTAAGTTTTCTATCGCTGTCAAAAACAATTTTCAGATGATAATTTGTATCTGCCGCCACTGTAATAGGCAATTGACTGATGTAATCAGTATTTGCTATAGAGTGAGAAAAATGCAATTTTGTAAAGTCAGTAAATGTCTGACCAGCATTATCCGCATCAGTACCAAAAGAAAAAAACGCTGAGTTAGCATCAGTCGCGAGTTCCACAACATTGGTTAATTTCAATCCCGCCCAAATCCATTGGTTATCGATTGCGGAACTTGTTCTAATTGAACATTCCCAGTGAACCTGATTTTCAGTGCCCCACTTTGTACCAGCCCAAGCTCCTTGCTTGGTGTCCAAGTGTGGTGCTACAATCATTCTATCTTGGTCTGCTGTCGCTGTTGTCATAGCCATACCTGCAACGGTAGCACTATAAGTAGCGAGAGCCGATGTATGATTAGTTCCTAATATTTCAAAGGATCTGTTTACAGGTGTGTTCGTAGATTCAGTAGTTGAAGCCAAATCTCCATTAACACCTGGTAGATGGTTAAAATACTCCTCTAGGTACCATCTTCTTGTGTCTTTGATCCCTAGATCATGAACGGTTCTATCAGCATCCACACCCGTAGACGAAGCTACGCTGTAGAGCTTATAGCCGCCTTTCGATCTTACTGGACCTTCAAAGCTAGTTTTAGCCATAATATTCTCCTTGGTCATATAGACCTTTTGTTATGCCGTCTCTATATCGTCCACCTAGCTGGTCTGCATAACTATATTAATGCTAGGAAATTTGAATATACTAATCTTTATTAATATATGCAAGTAAAAAAGGGCGTTCCGAGGAACGCCCTTTTTAATGATTAAGCTCCTGGAG